GTGCTGGTGAGTACGAGGTACTCGACTATTTTAGGCACCTCATCAGCGAGATCGACATCACAAAGTTCGGCTACGCCGACGCAGACTGGGATTTGTCTCAAGAGCTTGCCACTGCAAAAGACTCGTTTTATCGAATTACTCTCGATCAAGATATGGTTGAGCCAGTCGAGCAAAGGCGGGCGACGGTTCTGGAAAGCGATGAGCAGGTTAGGAACTGGTTAGTTGCGAGTCTCTCGTTTGATTACTACAGTTACAAGCAGCTACGCGAAATAGTGCGGAAGGCGACTGAAGAGCTGCTAAGACGTATGCCAGAGCTCATCGGCGAATTGGGATTGGTGAAGTTTCCTATTCGCGAAAGAATCGCTGGTTTAATTGAGCGTTCCACAGACCAACAAACACAATCAGCATTCGAAGCGCTCTATAGGAACAAACAACTGCAGTTCTTCCTCGAATGTCGAGATGCACGCTTCGAGATCCCGCCAAAGGTTAGTATCCGCGCGACTCGTTGGCTCGCACGCGATGACAACGAGCCATTACAGCGATCTCTCTTTGATCGTGTGCCTGATGACCTCAACCGGTACGAAAGGTCTGTGGCCCTATACCTGGATAATCATCCTGAGGTTCTCTGGTGGTACCGGAATCTGATCGGACCAGAGCATTTTTCGATACAAGGTTATCGTCGCAACAAAATATATCCCGACTTTGTGGTTCAGCGCGGCAAGAACAAGAAACCCATGGCGGCGGTGCTCGTTGTTGAGAGTAAGGGGAAACAGCTCAAGGGCAGTGAGGACACGAGCTACAAAAGGAAAGTAGCCGAATATTTTGGGAAGGTCGGGCACAAGGTGCCTTGGCAAAAACTTGCGAAGGACTTCTCGGATGAGACGTTTCGGGTGCAGGTACTCGATGAGGGCGAATATGAGGACCGGGATTGGAAGGCCGACCTCAGAAGAATGCTGGAAGAGCCATTGTAAGGTCGTCTGACACTTGAAAGACTCCCCTGCAATGCCGGCTCTCACTACTCGGCAGGGGAGACGCTCTCCTCGGGCATGAGGAGATGTGCGGTCGAGTCCTGATCGCGCTCGAAAAATAATGATCCCGTCCTCTCGTTTCACACTCTCGCTCCTCCCCGCGTAAAGTCTCGCGATCCTCGCGCCCGTCGAATCTCCTTCGACGTTGTCGAAGAAAAAAAAGCTGGATTCGCGCATCGCTACGCCGGCATTATTCGGGCGCGATGAGCGTCGACGTCCCCGATAGCATCCCGATCGTGTTCTCCGCCGGAGAGACGGTGACGTACCGTCGCTTCGTTCCGGACTATCTCCCCTCGGACGGCTGGACGTTCGCGCTGTACTTGAACGGACTCGCCGCGAAGCTCCACAAGGACGGCGTCGCGGACGGCGACGGATTCGTCGTCACCATCGATCCCTCGGACACTCTTCCGGCGGGAGGTTATCGCTACCTCGAACGCGTCTCGAAGTTCGACACGAGCGTTCCTCCGAAAGTGATCGAGGCTCACAACGTCGGGGACGGCGTCGTTAACGTCGGGCTCGATCTCGCGACGGCGGACTCGGGAGCTTGCGTCACTCATGCGGAGCGCGTTCTCGCGATCATCGAAGCGCAGATCGAAGGGAAGCTCTCCGCCGATCTCGCGAGCTACTCGATCGGCGGAAGGATCGTCTCGAAGATTCCGATCGCAGACTTGAAGAAGCTCCGCGCTCAATATCGCGCGGAAGTCTTCCGCATTTACAACCCCGGCAGGCTCGCTCCCTCGATCGAGATCGTCTTCAACCCGCTCGAAGACACTCCCTCTCTCCCGTCGACTTGGGTCGACATTACGGGGATTCCCGAACGATGAACCTACGGAAGCTCGCGGATCGCGTTCTCGCGAAGTTTGGATTCGCGCGTCGTAATGCGTTCTCTTACACGGGAGCCCAGGCGAACCGACTCACGCTCGATTGGTTTGCGGCGATCCTCTCCGCTGACCAGGAGACGAAGGGGAATATGCGGACGCTCCGCGCTCGCGGACGCGAGCTCGGGCGGAATAATCCCGTCGCGAAGCAGTACCTAAACCTGCTCGCGGCGAACGTCATCGGGAGCGCGGGGATTCAGTATCAATCGCGAGTTCGAAGCGCGAGCGGCGATCTCGACTCGGAGACGAATCGGAAAGTCGAGACGGCGTTCAAGGACTGGAGCAAGCGCGGGAATTGCACGGTCGACGGCAAGCTCTCTCTTCGTGCGGTCGAAGACCTCGCCGTTCGATCGGTTGCCACGGACGGCGAAGTCTTCGTCCGGCACGTCCCTGGATTCGCGAACAGACATCGATACGCGATCCAGTTAATCGACGCGGACTGCATCGATCACAACTACACGCGGGAGCGCGGGAAGAACGAGAACGAGATTCGGCTCGGAGTCGAGGTCGACGGATGGGGACGTCCCGTCGCTTACTACGTCTCGCCTTACCATCCCTCGGACTTCGGCGGATCGCTGGAGCGCGAGCGGATTCCGGCGGAGTACATCACCCATCTTTACGATCCCGCGCGAGTGAATCAGACGCGCGGCGTCACATGGTTCCACAGCGTCATGCTCGCGATGAGAATCCTCGAAGGTTACATCGAAGCGGAGCTCGTCGCGGCGAGGACGGGAGCTTCGAAGATGGGATTCCTCAAGTACAAGGACGACGCGGACTTCGACCCTCCCGATCCGAGCAAAACGAAGATTCGATTCGAAGCGGCTCCAGGGACAGTCGAGATGCTTCCGCCTGGGATGGAGTTCGTCGAGTGGAAGCTCGAACATCCCGCGAACGCCTTCCCGAACTTCGTTCAAGCCGTTCTCCGGCAGATCGCGACGGGACTCGGAGTCTCGTACAACGCGCTCGCGAACGATCTCGTCGGAGTCAATTACTCCTCGATCCGCGCGGGACTGCTCACGGAGCGGGATCAATGGCGACGTCATCAAGCATGGTTCGGCGAGTCGTTCCTGCAACCGATCTTCGATCAATGGCTCCCGATGGCTCTCCTCTCCGGCGAGCTCAAGCTCCCGTCGCGCGACTTCCGGCAGTACAGCGAGGGACGCTGGCAGTCTCGCGGCTGGCAGTGGGTCGATCCGCTGAAAGACGTCCAGGCCGCGATCATGGCGGTCGACGCGGCTCTCGATACGCGCGACGACGTGATCTCCGATCGCGGAGGGGACTTCGAGGAGACGCTCGAACAGCTCGCGGAGGAGAAGAAGCTCGCGGAGAAGTACGGGATCGAGCTCCAGGGATCGACGACGACTCCGCTCCTTGCGGACAAAGTTCCCGGCACGGACGACAACGTCGTCGACGAAAACGATCCGAACGCGGCGGAGACGAAGCCGCTCTCCCCGAAACGATTCGCGAAGATGCGCGAGCTCGCGCTCGCAGTCGGAGGCAAACCGCAATGATCCCCGAAGTCGAAGAATTGAACGAGCTCCCGCTCCAGAGTCGCGCGATCCCCGCAGAGATGAAAGCGATCCCGCGCGTCGTCACCCCGAGAGTTCCGAAGACGCGAGCGGAAGGCGATCCCGAGGAGGAACTCACGGAAACTCCGGCGCAGCAAGGCGACGAAGACTCCGCCGACGAGAATCGCTTCGAGATCGCGATCTCCTCGGAGGCCGAAGTCCCGCGATGGTACGGGACGGAGATTCTCGATCACTCGACGGACGCGGTCGATCTCACTCGCGCGGCGCAGGGGCTCGCGCATCTCGTCGACCACGACACGGGAGATCAAGTCGGGATCGTCGAGAACGTCGCGCTCGGAGCGGATCGAGTCCTTCGCGGCGTCGTTCGCTTCTCGCGATCCGCGAGAGCTCAAGAGATTAAGCGGGACGTCCAGGACGGCATCCGTCCCTGGATTTCCGTCGGATATCGCGTGAACGAGATCGTCCTCGAAAGACAAAGCGAAGACGAGGGGAACACGTATCGCGTCACGTCCTGGACTCCGGCGGAAGTCTCGACGGTAGCAGTGCCGGCGGACACGACTGTCGGAGTCGGACGATCGGCGGACGTGAAGACGTACCCGCTCACGTTTCGAAGTCTCATCACCAAGACGGCTCCCAAGCCGCAAACCACCACGGAGGTAAGGAACATGGAACCGAAGCAACAGGCTGAGATCGTGCGACTCGGGAGCGTTCACAATATCGAGCCCGAGATCGTCGCGGGGATGATCGAGCGCGGACTCTCGCTCGAACAGGCATCGACGGAGATTCTCGCGGAAGTCGGTAAACGCGCGAGCGCGGGGAAACCGACGACCCAGGCTCCGGCGGAAGTCGAGTTCACAGAAAAAGAACAGCGGGAGTATCGCGTCGCTCGCGGCGTGATGACTGTCGCATTGAACGAGGAGACGGGAAAGCGCGAGAACTGCTTCGAGCTCGAAGTTTCCGAAACGATCGAGAAGTCTCTTCCCGCATCCGTCAAGCGTCACGGGGGACTGTTCGTCCCGTATAAAGTCGGGATCGACGGCGGACTCGCGCGGAAAGCGGAGCGGGCGATCGGACGCGAACTCCAGACCCGCGCGGGGATGGACACGAAGACGGCGACGACGGGGAAAGAGCTCGTCTTCATCGAGCCTGGATCGTTCATTCAGTACCTCTACAACCGGATGCTTCTCAAGCAATTCGGAGCGGAGACGCTCTCCGGACTCCAGGCGAACATTGCGTTCCCGAAGATGACGGGGAAGAGCGCGGGCTCTTGGGTGTCGGAGAATCCTGGAGTCGACGTCGCGGAGACGAATCCGACTCTCGGACTCATCAACATGAGCCCGAAGACGCGCCAAGCGACCTCGTCCTATTCGCGGCAGTTGCTCGCGCAGGGAGTCGTCGACGTCGACATGATGATCCGCAACGATCTCGCGAAGGACACGGCTCTCGCGATCGACGCGGCGGGATTCGTCGGAGATGGGACGGGAGGTTCTCCGACGGGCATCATGCATACGACTGGCGTCCAGGCTTACGTTCTCGAAGGCGACACCGGAGCGGGAGCTCTTCCCGTATGGGACGACATCATCTTCATGGAAGAGATGGTCGAGGACGTGAATGCGGACGAGCTCGGAGCGTTCGCATGGGCGACGACTCCAGGCATCAAGGCTCGCTTAAAGCTCACCGCTCGCCTCGGGAACACGATCGGCATCCCGATCTGGACGGACGACGGAACGATCGACGGCATCCAGGCGGGAGCGACGAACCAACTCCCGAAGAATTTGACGAAGGGAGCGGGAACGAATCTCCAACCCCTGATTTACGGATGCTTCTCGACGCTCGTCGTCGGGATGTGGGGGAACGGATTCGAGCTCGTCGTCGATCCTTACCGCTTGAAGAAGCAGGGAATGATCGAGCTCACGACCTTCGTGATGTGCGACGTCGGGATCAAACAGGCTCCCGCGTTCGTCGTCGCGAGCTACTGCAAACGCTCTTAATTCGGGATGACCCCAAACGACCCCCGAGGAGGATTCGTCCGGACGAGAGTCCTCCTCGGGACTCACTAAAGACGCGGAGAACAGCATGATCGAAGTGCAGGACGATGGAACGAAGCGGCTCGAAGTAAGCGCGGCGACGAAGGTCGATCGGATTCGAATCACGAAGTCCGTCGTCGTCGCTCCTCACGTCATCGCGGAAGCGGGCGAAGTCTTCGAGGTTCCGCGATGGATGGCACAGCAATTCGTCGGGCAGGGACAAGCCGAGTTCGTCGGAGCGGCTCCCTCTACCGAACCCTTAACCACGGCGACGCTCGACGATCTTACGAACCGCGATCCAAAGCCGAAGAAAGTCGCGGGAAAGTAACGCTCGAATGTTCCGTCCGGAAGACATTGTCGCGATGATGAAGCCTCCCGTCGGCACGCCCGTCTCGTTTAACGGCTCAAACTTCTTCGGGCTCCTGGACACGAACGATCTCACGATCCTCTCCGATCAGGGACGCGCGGAAGTCGTCGGATCGACGATCTCGCTTCTCGTCAGGACGCTGGACGTCCCGAATATCAAGATCGACGATCCGATCACGGTCGACGGCGCCGCGTATCGCGTCCGGCATCCCGTTCGCGAGGGAGACGCGGCTCTCGTCAAGCTCTTACTTCGGGAGGACGTATGAGCTCGATCCGCGAGCAGATCGTCTCCACGATCGTCGGACTTCTCCAGGCGGACGGAGCTCCGGACGGGCTCGCGGTACATCGCGAGCGGACGCGTCCGATTGAAGCGGATTCGCTCCCCGCGATCGTCGTTTATTGCGAGGACGACGATCCGAAGACGACGGACGCGCAGACGTTCCGCTCTCCGCTTGTCGAGCGATCGCTTCACGTCATCGTCGAAGCTCGCGCGAAGGTGACGGGCGGAAGTTCTCCGGACGAGACTCTCGATCCGCTCCTCGTCTGGACAACGCAACAGATCATGCAGAACGAAACGATCGGCGGGCTCGCGATCGGAGCGATCGAAGGCAAGACGAACTGGATTTCGAAAGAAGCGGACGTCGTCATCGCAGCGGCGATCGCGAACTATCACATCCGATACCGGACGGCTCGAACCGATCCGACGTCGCGAAACTAAGGAGGAACCAATGAGTATCAAGTACCCCGTCGCCCATGTTCCGATGCTCGGGAAGGGCTCCGTCTTATTCGATCGGTTCGACGCGAGCGGCAACCCGCAAGGATATTTTCATCTCGGAAACTGCTCGAAGTTCGAGCTCGACACGAAGGACGAGAAAGCGGAGCTCTTTCAGTCGATCAACAAAGTTCCTTCGCTCATCGCGACGGCATTGAAGAAGCGGACTCCGACTCTCTCGATCACGGGGACGGACTTCTCCGCCGATCACATGGCGCTCGCGTTTATGAGCGCGGGGAAGACGTCGCTCGCGATCGCGGCGGGAGAGGTCACGGCGGAAGCTCTCGCGTCCGCGACAGCGACGAAGAAGAGCAAATACTTCGCGCTCGCGTCGCGCTCCGTCGATCCGGCGACCGTCGTTCTGCACCAGGGAACGACGTCGCTCGCCGCGAATACTGACTACATCGTCGCCGATCCCATCGAAGGATTGATCTATTTCCCGTCGACGAGCGCGGTCGACGATTCGAAAGCGGTCACGGCGGATTATTCGACGCTCGTCAAGACCTTCGATCAAGTCGCGGGAGGGACGCAGCCCGTTCTCCAGGGACGCATCCGCTTCGTTCCCGATCCCTCCGACGGGCAGAAGATCGGCGTCGAAGTGTGGCGCTGCAATCTCGCTCCGAACGGGCAGATCGGACTCATCGCGGACGATTACGGGAATTGGACGCTCGACGCGTCGATCCTGGACGACTCCGCGAATCACCCCGATTCGCCTTACTACCTCGCGACCTTCGAGGAATAAGTCCAGGGAGGAACGATGAGGATCGACGTTTACATTCACGTCGTCGACGATGCGGCGAACCAAAAGCTCGACCGCATCCTCGACGCCTTAACCGAACTCAGGAAGGAGCAGGACGTTATGTCAGCAGAACTCGACGCGATGACAGCAGAAGTAACGAACGCGACGACGGTCGAGGAGTCCGCGATCGCTTTGATCCAGGGACTCGCTACGAAGATCGAGAGCTTGAAGACCGATCCCGTCGCGCTCCAGGGACTCGCGGATTCGTTGAAAACGGAAGACGCGAAGCTCGCGGCAGCGGTGACGGCGAACACTCCGGCAGCGCAGTAATACCTTTCTCCCCTCGACGGGAGACTCGCGGAGCGGTTTGGCGAGGATGCGAGCTCCCGTCGCAGTGGAAGTGAACTCGGATCGCCGGAAGTGAAGGCGAAGACTTCCATCGAATCCGGAACAGGAGCGATGAATTGAACGACGCCACGAATACCCTCCACATCTGCGGAATCGACTTCGAGCCGGCAGGACAAGCGATCACAGCGAGACAGGATAACTACCTCATGGGATACCTGCGTCTCGCGGGAGTGATCGACGTCGTCGGAACGATGAAGGACGCGGACGTCGAGACGAAGTCGTCCGAACTTCTAACGCGGATTCTCGTCTCCGGATACGCTCCGGAGATTCTCGCGGGACTGCTCGTCGAGAACGAGAAGAAGTGGAACGCGCGGCGGGCGGACGAGCTCGCGGAGCTCTTCGGCGACGCGACCGATCCCGAGGACAAGGAGATCATGCGGAAGTCGATCGTCTCCTTCGTGATCGGTTTTTTTCGCTTAGGGGATCGATCGTCGACGACTTCCCCGAACTCTTCAAACCCGAACAACGGGGAGCTCACTACCGAGAGCGCGGAGCTCGCGACCTCGGGGACTTCTCAATAATTATTCGCGAGGTCGCAGGGTGGAATCCCGATCGCTTCGACGCCGTCCAGGACTTCGCGCTCCGCGACTTGTTTCTCGCTTATGTCGCGATGTTGAAGCGGGACGCTCGTCGAGCTTACGAGACGAGTCTCCTCGTTTGGGCGATCCAGTCTCCCTGGATTAAGGGAGATCGATCCGCTCCAGATGTTCCGGAGCTCTTGAGGTAATCGACCGATGGCAGATGCCCCCGAGATCGCAGTTCGATTCCGCGCGGACGGAGCGGACGCAGTCGCGAACGCCGTGAAGACGCTCGCGGGCGAGCTCCAGGACTTGAAGAATCGCCAAGTCGAAGCAGCGGAATCCGCGCTCACCCTCGGGAAAGCGATCTCCGGATTCATCGGGATCGAGACGATCCGTCGTCTCGCCGACTTCGGGAAGGCAGTCGCGGACGACGTGATCCAGACGGGACGGCTCTCGCAACAGACGGGAGTCACCGTGAAGACGCTCTCCGCGCTACAAGTCGCGGGAGCGGCTGTCGGTGTCACGCATGAGCAAATGTCGACGGGGCTCATCCGGCTCTCGCGGAACATCGTACAACTCCAGGGAGGATCGACCCAGGCGGCGACGGCGTTCGATCGGATCGGGCTCTCCGCGAAGTCCTTCACGGGACTTAATACCGACCAGCGAGTCCTCCTCGTCTTCGACGCGATCGGGAAGCTCCAGGCGGGGAACCTCAAAGCGGCAGAGTCTCAAGCTCTCCTCGGACGCGGAGGAGCGGCTCTAATTCCCGTGATGAACGAGCTCGCGGAGGCGGGACTCGGGACGCTGATTCAGCGGGCGAAAGACCTCGGGAAGCTCCTGGACGACGACACCGTCGCCTCCTTCATGGCGACGGCGGGAGCGATGCAGGAGATCAAAGAGAAAGCGGAAGGAATGGGGCAAGCGTTCGAGACTGGCCTCATGCCTGGACTCGCGGACGCGGCGGACGAGCTCGTTCGCGGGACGGGGGAAGGGACGGACGGATTCAAGACCCTCGGAGAGCTAGCCGGAGACGCGATCCGCTTCATCATCGTGGGATTCGAAGAGCTCGGGATGGATATCGCGCTCGTCGTGAACTCGTCGATCGCGGCGTTCGAGACTCTATGGGCAACGATCAAAACCGGAGGATCGGCAGTCTTCCAGGCGTTCGCGGATGCGGCGACGGGGAACTTCGCGAAGGCATGGCAGGACCTAGGGCAGGGATGGACGACGACAAAGATACTCGTCCAGGACGGGATCGAAGACCAAAATCGGATGTGGGACGAGAACATCGCGGCGAAGAAAGCGGCAGAAGACCGGATGTTCGATCCAGGCCAGCAGAAAGCGCGACAGAGCGATCGCGCGAAGAAGTTCAAGGACACCCTCGGACAGGGCGAAACGGATACCGACCTCCCCGATAAGACGGGGCAGGGAGCGAGGCTCGATCTCCTCCGGCAAGCTCTGGAGCAGGAGCTCAAAGCGTACAAGGACGAGACGAAGCTCGAAGTCCAGGAGGAGAAAAACAAGTATGACCAGGGACTCATCTCACAGGCGGAATACTTCGCGGCTCGTCGGACGGCGATCGAGCAGGACTTGAACGCGGAGAAGACGACGATCCAGTCGGAGATCGGGCTCCTCCAGAACGCCCCCGCGAAGAACGACCAGGAGCGACAAGCGAACCTCCAGAAGATCGCGGACTTGAAAGCGAAGATTCACACGGCGGAGGTCGCGGCTACCCTCCAGAACAAGACGCTCGACGGCGAAGAGTTCGCAGCGAAAGAGAAGAACGCGAAGACGATCCTCGGATACCAGGAGCAGATTCTCGAAGCGGAGGGGAAGACGTTCAACGCGGCGATCCTCAAGATCGCGCAGGAAGCGGTCGAGGTCCGGAAGGCTCTCGCCCAGGCGGGAATGAGCCCCGACCAGATCGACGCGATGGTCGCGCAGCTCACGGGCGGGAAGACGTCGGACGCTCTCTTCTCCGAGATCGGGAAGCAGGGCTCCCAGGCGATGACTCAATTCGATCTCGATCGGCAAGCGATCCAGAACGACGTGACGAGCGGGCTCATGTCGCAATACGACGCGACGCAGAAGATCGTCGACCTCGAACGGAGTCGGATCGACGGGCTCCGCGAGATCGCGGCTCAAGAGCTCGCGGCAGCGCAGCAGACGGGCGACCAAGCGAAGATTCTCCAGGCCGAACAGTTCTCCTCGCAGGTCGAGACGATGGCCGCGTCGATCGAGAAAACCGCTATCAACTGGACGAACTTCGTGACAGACGTCCAAGTCGGAGTAACGAGCGATCTCGCGAATTTCCTCGACTCCGGCATCGACAAGGTGAATTCCCTCGGGCAAGCGTTCGGCCAGCTTGGATTAACCGCGCTCCAGACGATCCGGAAGATCGCGACGGAGATGCTCGTCCAGATAGCGATCTCGAAGGCTTTCGACTGGCTAAAGTCGACTTTCGGGAAGGGATCGGGCTCCTCCTCGGGAGCGACGTCGATCGCGACGGCGGCGGCGGCGGGAGCGGCACAGGCGACTCCGCTGATGATCGCGTCCGGAATGATGGACGGAGCGGGGGCGATGATTACCTCGGGAGCGGTCGCTCTCGGCTTCTCCGCGACCGAACTCATGGCGGCAGCGCAAATGCTGATGGTGGCGAACAGCATGAAGGCGGGATTCGGATTCGCGTCCGGCGGACTCGTCCTCGGAGCGGGAACGGAGACGAGCGACTCGATCCCCGCGCGGCTCTCACATGGCGAGTTCGTCGTTCGAGCGGCGGCAGTTCGCGCGATCGGAGTTCATACGCTCGCGGCGATTAACCGCGGACTCCGGATTCCCGCGGTCGCGGTCGGATCGATCCCGCGCTTCGCGGACGGCGGGCTCGTCCGCTCCGACTCCTCCGCTCCGGCGGCAGGAGAGTTCCGAGTGCAGATCGGACTTGAACGCGGGCTCATTCTCCAGGAGCTCGAATCGAAGGACGCGGGCAGAGTGATCGTTCATCACGCGAACAGGAACGCGAAAGCCATGCAGAAAGCGATCTCCAGGGGATGAGCTCACCCGTTCTATTCCCGATCCCCCCGGACTGGACGAAGGACGTGAAGGAGACGACTTCGTACCTGACAGACGTTCTCGTCGCTTACTCGGACGCGGAACAGCGTCGCGGGCTCCGCGCGAATCCGCGACGATCGCTCGGATTCCCGATCACGACGACGAGCTCGCGCGAGACGGCTCTCCTCGAAGCGATTCTCTTCGGATCGATGCAGAATCCCTTCGCGCTTCCCTGGTGGCCGGACGCGCTCCGGCTCTCCTCCGATCTCCCGTCCGGCTCGACGGCGATCCCGCTCGATCCTTCGACGCGGCTCTTCGCGTCCGGCGGGCTCGCGGCGATATGGCGGAACGCGTTCGACAACGAGCTCGTCTCCGTCGCGAACGTCGATGGGAGCGGGCTCACGCTCGCGAGCGGGACGGCGAACGACTGGACCGCGAACGACTGTCTCGTCCTTCCCGCGTTCCTCGCGCGTCTCGCGTCGAGCGTCGACGTCACCCGCTATTCGTCCGGCGGGATCATGGCGGACTTTGCGTTCTCCGGCGAAGCGGGACAAGTCGCTCCGGCGGGCTCCTGGAGCCCGGAGCAATATCTCGGGATCGACGTCCTCGAAGTGTCTCCGAACTGGACACAGGACTCGAAGCGGACGATCGCGCGATCTCTAATCGTCCTGGACTCAAAGACGGGAGACGTCACAGTCGAGACGAAGGGCTCGTCCCCGATCTCCGCCGCTCCGATTCAATGCTTCCTCGCGGATCGCGCGGAGGTCGACAAGTTCCGCGCCTTCCTGGATCGGCGGAAGGGACGTCTCGTCCCATTCTTCGCTCCGTCCTGGAATCAAGACCTCATCCTCGCGAGTGACGTTCTCGCGACGGACTCGACGATCCGCGTCGACGTGATGAATTACACGCGCTTTCTCTTCCCTTCCCCCTCGCGACGCGATATCGCATTCCTCGCGGTGACGGGAGAGCGCGTCTACACGCGAATCTTGAACTCCGTCCAGAACTCGGACGGGACGGAGACGCTCACGCTCGCGGCTCCGATCGGGACGGCGTTCCGGAAGGATCGGACACAAATCTCGTTCCTGGAGCTCGTCCGGCTCGCGACGGACGACGTCGATCTCTCCTGGAGCTCGTCGACGTTCGCGATGGCGTCGCTTCCGACCGTTGAAGTCCCGAGGGAGGTTCCGGCATGAGCTTCGACGCGATCGAGTCCTCGGGATATTTGGCGCAGAATTTCGATCTCTATCTGTTCGGGATGGGCTCGACCGTCTGGACGCTCACGAACGAAGACTCCCCGATCACCTACAACGGGAGAACCTATGCTCCCTCGACGATCTCTCGCGACGAGATCGAGCTCTCGCAGGAGCAGGACGCGGGAACGGTGAAAGTGAAGCTCCCGAAGTCTCATGCGATCGCGGCTCTCTTCATTCCGCGACTTCCTCCCGTCCCTGTAACACTCACGATCTACAGCGGGCATTACGGGGACGACGAGATCGTTCCGATCTTCATCGGTCGCGTCGCCTCCGCGCTTTATCCGGACGAGTGCGAGCTAACCTGCGTCACGGATCGGGACGAATTGAAGCGTAAAATCCCGACTCTTCTCTATCAGCCCTCTTGCCCGCGCATCTTCGGCGACCCGGGATGTGGGATCGATCTCGCGGCGAAGACGTACACGGGAACGATCGCGTCCGTCCAGGGGAACGGGACGATCATCACCGTTCCCGAGTTCGCGTCGATCCCTTATTCGCTCACGACGGGATACATCCTTCGCGGGAGCGATGCGCGATTCGTTGTCGCTCACAACGGGAACAAGGTCACGCTCATGACCGCGATCCCCGATCTCGCTCCAGGAGACGCAGTGAGCGGGACGGCGGGATGCCGGAAAACATACGCGGATTGCTCGTCGTTCTCGAACGTCGAGAGGTTCCTCGGATTCGACATGATCCCGAATCGGAATCCGTTCAACGGGAGACTTACATGATCGTCGTCACGCGAGAAGCGAGAGAGGCAGGGCAGTAGCCTTCTTCTGGTGGATCATCCTCATCATCGCAGTCGTCTCGACCGTGGTAACGGCCATGCTCGCTCCGCGTCCGAAGTACGGACAGCCCCAACCGTCCGCGCTCGGGGACTTCACGCTTCCGACGGCGCAGGGAGGACGTTGCATCCCGATCGTCTACGGGACAGCGAAGATCACGGGAGGGAATTGCACATGGTGGGGCGATCTCAAAGTCGACAAAATGACGCAGCACCAGGGGGGATTCCTGGGGATCGGCGGGACCGACGTCGTAATCGGCTACAAGTATTCGCTCGGGATGCAGTACACGCTTTGCTACGGAGCGTGGAGCGGAGGAGCGGACGGGAATCCCGATAACCGCGTCGAGTTCATCTCGCTTATAGCGGACGACAAAATCGTCCCTTGCTCCGCGTTTGAGAACGGCGAGACGTCGGAGCCACTCACGCTCGGAGTGAATCAACCGGACTTCTTCGGAGGGGATAAACAGGAGGGAGGATTCGTCGGAGACGTCTCGTTCTATCGCGGGACGGACCACCGCGCGGCTCCGGCGAACGTCCAGCCTCCGGACGGATACCTCGCGGCTCAACAGGGACGCGACGTCCCCGCGTATCGCGGCATCTGCCATGCGGTCTTCGGAGTCGTCGCAGGGAACAACAATTTCGCGTTCCTAAATTCCGACTTCGAGTCCGGCGGAAGTCCTCCGACCTACTGGACGCATCTCCGCGCGAGCGTCACCTGGACGTATGAGACAGCGGCTCCATACAAGGGAACGAAGTCGCTTGCGATCACGGGAGGGGACGGATCGGGAAGTCCCGCGATCCAGTACGATCTCGTCTTCCCTGTCACTCCTGGGGACGTCTTCCGCGCGGCGGCAGCGATGAAGTGTACCGATCCCGCGAATCCGGCGGAACTAATTCTCCAGTTCTACACGGCAACGAAGCCTTACACGTTCATCTCGCAACAGATCGTTCTCTGCAACTCGACGAACTGGAGCGTCGTTTCTGCAGACGTTGCCGTTCCTGCGGGAGCGGGGCTCATGCAGATCGTCGTCGCGGCGAATAACAACACATCGACGTGTTACTTCGACGAGATCGATGTGCATCGAATTCACGCCAGCTCATGGGGGAACTCGACTCCGTTCTACATCGGCACGACGTCTTACGTGAAGACGATCGGATTCGTCGTGAAGCGAATCCCGAATCCCTTCGGATATCTCCCGACGGAGTCCGCTCCGCGACAGACGACTCCTCTCGCTTCTTACGGAGGAGGATCGCTCGCGAGTCGTTCGTTCTTCGATCAAGACGCTCGCAAACTGTACTGGATCAAGAGTCACTCGCACGAGGGAGGTTATAACGTCCCTCCGAACGTTGAACACGTCACCGTCGCGTGCGTCGCGATCGACTCGGGAGCTTATTCCGAGATCGCGACGACGATCGCCGTTCCGAACTTCCCGCAGCGGGGATTGTGGGAGAGCTTCTTCGTGGTCGATCCTTCGCGCAACTGTTTCTATGTGCTGCTGTCGTCCGGATATCGCGGGGACGCTTGGGTCTATCGGATCGGATTCGACGGGACGGTTCTCGCGCAGACTCCGACGGCGATCTCTCCTCCGAACGGAACGCGAAGCACCGCGATCGACTCACAGGGACGAATCGTCACCGTGAGCGAATTCGGGGATATAAACCGGATCACGTTCTCCGACGGCGGAGCGGTCACGGTCGAGAGCCTCGGACTCGCGAGTCGCCACGGGCTTCTCGCTTTGAGTAACCAAACGCTCGCGATCGACGGAAGCGACAACGTGTGGATTCTCGACGCGAGCGGAACTTACGGTGACGGTCACAACTACATCACCCTGGCGACGCCCTCCGGAAACACGGACTATCTCGCCGACGATATACAGCTCGATTGGGCGAACGGGACAGGTGCGATTTACTACGCCCCCGACAACTCGATCATTTGGGCGACGACTTACGGGCTCTTCAAGTGGAGCATCGATTCGAAGAGCGTCGTCGGGACCTGTCACGCGGGCTCGACGCACCTCGACGACTTCAACCTCGCGGGGAACATCTCGGAGCTTGTAGGGGGACGTTACTTCCTTTGGGGGATGAATATCGTCGACGCGCGATCGCTCACGATCGCCTTCCCTCATAAGCTCTCGGACTACCAAGTCCAGGGAGATCGCACCGGATTCTGGCATCAGTATGATCCGACGTCCAATTCCGCGTTCTGCATGGACGCGAAGTGCATCGTCAACCAGCTCGATCTCGGGACGATGAACCGCTCCGTCGCGGATATCGACGGGGACGCGAATCCCGCGCTCGTCATTTACGACCTGCTCACCCACCCGATTTACGGACTCCGGAAGCCGGACTCGATGATCGATCTCACTTCGTTCGACGTCGCGGCGAGAACGCTCGCGGCGGAGGGACTCGGAATCTCGATGAACATCGACACTCCGACGAGCGCGGACGAACTCATCGGGGAGATTCTCCGTCACGCGGACGGCGTTCTCTATAACGACCCTCAGACGGGACTCTACACGCTCAAGCTCGCGCGAGCAGACTATGATCCCGAGTCGCTTCCCGTCCTCTCCGTCGACGACGTCCTCGAACCTCCGCAGTATTCGCGCGGCTCCTGGAGCGAGACGACGAACGAAGTGAAAATCACCTTCACCGATCGCTCGTCGAACTGGGAACAGAACGTCTCTCCTCCCGCACAGGACACGGCGAATATCGCGATCCTCGGGACGCTCAACAGCGAGACGATCGACTTCAAGGGACTCTCGAACATGACGACGGCGACGCTCGTCGCGGCTCGCGCTTTGAAGACGCTCTCTTCCCCGCTCGCGCGGCTCACGGTCAAAACGAATCGGAAGGCATGGAAGCTCCGGCCTGGGGGATGCTTCCGCTTCACATGGGAACCGCTCGGGATCGACGACGAAGTCTTCCGCGTCGCGCGGATCGGATACGGGAAAGTCGACGAAGGCACGATCACGATCGACGCCGTCGAGGATATCTTCGGGCTCTCGACTGTCGCATTCTCGCCTCCAGGCGGGAGCGGATGGATCGATCCCTCTGGACTTCCGAACGCTCCGCTCGACGAAGTCGTTCTCGAACTCCCTTACCAACTCCTCCCGACGACGACGGCGGAGGAGCGAGTCGGAGTCGGGATCGTTCGCGCGGATTCGCGAACGACGGGACTCGAAGTCTGGACGGATGACGGGAGCGGATATCGGAAGACGAACGAGTCGGGCTTCGCGATGTGCCCCTCTGGAGTTCTCGCGTCCGACTATCTTCGGACGACTCCGGCGACGGACGCGACGGGAATGATCCTCGTCGGAGGAGTCGATCTCAGGGAGCTCCTCGGGACGGATGCGACGGGCCTCCTCGCGGGCGATTGTCTTCTTCGCTTCGAGGACGACTCCGGCGAGCTCTGTGCCTATCAGACGGCGACGGCGAACGGCGACGGAGCGGGGAGCGTCACGATCGGGAACATCGTTCGCGGAGTTTATGACACGTTTCCGGCGGATCACGCCCAGGGGACGCGCGTCGTCTTCATTCGCGACGCGAGACGTCCGTTCTTATGCGACGCCTTTCCGGACACGAAGGTGGACACAAGCGGCGACGGCGACCAATTCCTCGTAGTGGCGGATTAAGGACACATGGCCTGGATTCAACTCAACGCGAGCGATCCTCCTCCTCCGAGTGATTCGGACGGAAACGTACACTTCCGGCAAGCTCCAGGACACGCAGGGACGAGCGCCGATCCGATCCCGACGTCCGCGTTCTTCAAAGTTCTCTCCTGGGTGGGGAAGCTCCTCGACACGGTGACGATGGGAGCTCCGGCGGACGGACAAGTCCCGACGTTCGACGCGGCGTCCGGCACCTGGAAAGCGAAAGCCCCGACGGGAGGATTCACGGCGGGAGGCGATCTCTCGGGAACGTCGACGTCACAGACCGTCGTCGGACTCGAAGGGAAGGCGCTCGACGCGACGACGATCGGAGCTCCGGCGGACGCGCAGTTCGTCGCTTACGACGGGACGGCGGGAAAGTACAAAGCGAAGACGCCCTCGATCCGCACGATCGGAATCTCCTTCGAGGGAAGTCCAGGAGTCCCGCTCGCGCGTCGAGTGCAGGTCGCTTACTCGGGAACCATCATCGGATGGGGGATCACGGACTCGGACGCGACAGGATCGATCACTTGCGAAGTCGACAAACACGCTTCCTCCGCTCCTCCGTCCGCTCCGGCGATCCCGAACACGACGACGGACAAGATCAGCGGATCGGCTCCGATCGCGATGAGCGGAGCGCAGTCCGCGAGCGGAGACGCGTCGAGCGTCTCGTCCTGGACGACGACGGTCGTCGTCAAGTGGGACGTCGTTCAATTCAACATCACCGCTCTGTCGGGACTCACTCGCGGAACGATTGAGCTCTACATTCAGCCGAACTGAAGGAGGAACCATGATCCCTTGCCCACAATGCGGAACGACGATCGCGAATCGAGAAGAGCTCCCGAAGGGAGAAGCATCGATCCCTCTCGTCTGCCCACAGTGCGGACTCGGAGTCGTCACGGATACGAGGGAGGAGCAAACCGATGGCAGCTCAAACCGGTAATTACGTTTGCGACAACTCGTCGCTCGCGAACTTCAAGAATTGGGCGATGGCGATCTCCGCCGCGTTCTCCGCGTTCGGATGGACGCAGACGGCGGACTCGGGACAGGTGAACTGGAGCTCGCTCGCGTCCGTTCCGTCGAACGCTTACGTCTATGAGGTGTGGAAAGCGAACGACGCACAAGCGGCGACGATGCCGATCTTCGTGAAGATGGAATACGGATACAGCTCGACGGCTCCAACAATCCGCGCGACCGTAGGAACGAACTCGAACGGCAGCGGGACGATCACGGGCAACGTCGTGAACTCCGCTCCCTGGACGCTCAATTACTGCAATTTGACGGGTTATTGTTTCGATTGGGTGAACAACGGCTCGACGCTATTCCCTTGCTTCTTCAGTGGGGATGCTGGCGAGATGCGGATGTATCTCTGGCAGTGTACTACTCAAACGATGGGAGCCTTCTTCGCGATCGAGCGATCGAAGGACGCGAGCGGGAACAAGACGGACGAGTTCGTCGCGGTAATGGCGACGAACGGCATCACATCCACGGGCGCAACGTGGAACCACGCTTTCCAGATCATCTCTGCCACGGCCCTCGGGAATTACGAGCAGGGACTTCCCTGCATCGGGCTTACTGCGAACACCGGAGCATGGGGCGGGACTGTCGCGGCTCTCCCGATCTTTCCGATCCTCGGGAAAGTCGGGAATCCGTTCCTCGGAGTGATGAACTGCTGCGCGGCGGACGTTGGAGACGGATCGATCGTCACCGTCTCGAACTTATACGGAGGGACGCATACCTTCGTCGTGGTGAAGGGAAACGGAGGGGGAGACGCGGGACATTCTGTCTTCTTCGGACAGCGAAACTATGCGGGCTCCGCCATGGCAGGTTTGATGAGGTACGAATAAAGCAATGGCCTACACAGCTCTCAAGTACGGAGACGCGAAAATCTCTCCCGTTATCTTTCGCCCGAATTGGTTCGCGGCAGCGGTTGGAATCGCGGCGACGAGCGCGAGTCCGCGATGGCCGTCGTTCACGTTCGCGAATGGAGTCGCCGGCGTCGCTTACTCGGAACAGTTCGATCTCACGCCCGCGAATCCGACGGCGACCGTCGCGCTTCTCTCCGGCTCGCTTCCTCCTGGACTCTCGATCGTGCAAGTCTCCGGCAACGCCTGGAAGATCGCGGGAACTCCTGGAGCGATCTCGGGAAGGTCTCAGACCTTTGCCTTCGCGCTCCGCGCGTCGAACTCGATCGGATACGCGGACGGGAGCTTCTCGATCACGATCTTCGCGGCGACGTCCGGCAAAGCATGGGCATGGAGTAACTGAACATGGAGACGTGGAACTTCAAGCTCCTTCCGAAGAACGCTCGCGGGACTGTCGCGATCGGGAGCGTTCCAGCCATCGCGCTCACGCTCACGAATCGCGCGTCGCTCCCGCTTCCTCCTGGAGCGGTGAGAGTGAACGGCGACTCCTGGCCGAACGGGAAGACCTACGTCGGGGACGTCACGCTCACATGGGCTCATCGGAACCGGACAGCGCAGTCCGGATACTCGATCGTCGTGCAGGATGCGGGCTCCGTGGGGAGTCCCGAGGGGAACTATACCGTCGACGTTCTCATCGCGGGCTCCGTCGTTCGAACGACGGCGGGGATCACGGGGACGAGCTTTACATACACTCACGCGCAGCGGATCGCGGACGACGTCGATCCGACGAAGACGGTGCAGCTGCGAATCACTCCAGTTAACAGCGGAGTGTCGGGAGTCGCGCGGACGACCGACTCCTTCGTAATGGGCTGATTTTTATGGAAGGAATAATACCGATGAATCCTGTCGAAGCTCTGGCCGAGTCTTCTTCCGTGACACCATCGATGATCGCAAAATGGTTCCTCGGGATCACGGGCGGACTGTTACTCTTTGCGTCCGGATGGATGATCTCCTCGACGCGTGAAGCGGGAAGCCACGAAGCGCGGATCGCCGTCCTCGAAAGCCAATACAGAATCCTCTCCGAAGTCGTCCAGAATCAGAAAGCCCAGGACGCGCGGATCGTCGTCCTCGAAGGGCAAATGTCGAAGATGCTCACGCGGGACGAGCATCTCGTCTTCTACGCTCAAGTAATCGAAGCTCTCCGCGAACTCAAGTCCGAACAGATGCGCGTCCGGACGGAACTCGAAACCCATGACAAGCGGATGATTCTCGAACATCCAGGAGCGGCGACGCCGTGAACGTCCCGATCGAGAAGCTCGTAGCGATCCTCCGCGAAGCGGGGAAACCCGCTCCGCCTTTGAACGTCGCGACGAACTGGCCGCTCGTCGAGAACGCGCTCGTCGAGTTCGGGATCGCGTCCCCGAACTGTCTCGTCGCGGCGTTCGCGACGATCGGGGTCGAGACGGGATCATTCTCTCCCTGCAAGGAGCGGGGAGGAGCGGCGTACCTCGCGAAGTTATACGACGGACGCTCCGATCTCGGGAACGTCCAGGCGGGAGACGGCGAACGATATCGCGGACGCGGATTCGTACAGATCACGGGACGCGCGAACTACCGTGCGATCGGACGGGAGATCGGAGCCGATCTCCAGGAGAACCCCGATCTCGCGCTCGATCCGGCGATCGCGGCGAAGGTCTTCGCGGTCTTCTTCCGCGATCATCGCGTCGCGGAAGCGGCGGAGTCGGAAGAGTGGGAGCTCGTCCGGCGCCGCGTCAATGGCGGGCTCAAGGGATGGGGAGAATTCTCGAAGATCGTCGAGCTCCTCAAGGCGGAACTCGATCAGCCCCCGCAAGGTGCTTTGCGGGAAATAGTGCAATAACGCGGTAACAACAGGGAGGATTTTATGGCATTTGATTGGAAGAAGCTCGTTCTCGGACTGCTCGCGGAAGCTCCGCGAGTAATCAAAACCGTGGAGACGATCCACGCGAACAAGGACACGGAGTCGAAGACGGAGCTCGCGGCGACGGCTCTTGTCGCGGCGACGGGAGCGGCGAATGATCTCGATCCGAATGACGCGGAAAGCATCCAGGCAGCGAACCAACTAGCGGGCGGGATCATCGGCGCGTTCAAGACTCAACCCGCGAAGCTCGGAGTCCCCGCGATTCCCTAGAAGCGAGCGTCGCGTCCTACGCTATAGCGCCGCGTCCAGGATACCCCAGGGACGCGGCGTTCACCCCTCCTGGACGTCTTCGATCACCCCGCGATCCGATCGCTGAAAAGGGCTCCCACTAGCGAATTTCGAAGTCCGGACTTAGTCTAGAATCTCAGGACTGACGACTCTCGGGAGGTTTTCGATCCCTCGAAGCTGTATGACGCGATCCTCACCGCTGCGCTGGACGAGATCGCGCTCTCGGAGGATCAATGATTCCGCAGCCGTGATCTTAACCGCGATACTCGCGTTCGCAGCTGGCCGCCTGCGCCGCCTTCGGCCCTGCTGATCTGGTCATAGGTCCAACCGTCAGCGATCGCCTTGAGGAGTTTCGATGCTGCTGCGCCGAGAAAGTCGGCGATATCACGGATTCTGACAAATGCGAAAATCCCACTCTCAGCTTTATCCGATCTGGCGATATCGCCTGCAAATTTCCTCCGGAGCCGAGCATGGTTGCGCTCATTCCATGCGGAGGTGGACATTCTCGTGTCAACCTGTGACTGCAACTCGGCAGACTTAGATGGGACAGCAGTGGCCTCGATTGTTTGCAGGATATGATTGAGTCCATCTTCCATGGCGTTGGTCACGCCAGAGACGGTGTGGCTGTGCATTAACTTTGATTGAAGTTCAAGGTAGGTGGACCACGGGTATTCGAGAGGATCGTTCATTTCGTCTCCTGGTCTGTGGGCAGCGATCGATGTCGCGACCCTGACGCTAATGTGTTGAAGGTTATTGGTTATGAATCAACCGGCTGTGAGTCCTGGGACTTTGTGCCCTATGGCCTGACGGCGCGGTCAACCCGCCTGTATTGCTACTACTACTGAATAGTAGCCGGAAATGCCGTGATGTTACAACTAAAAAGAAAGAGCCTGGCGGGAAACCGCCAGGCTCTTTTCCTCATGGTGCAGTAAGTTGGGTCTGGAACGTAGCAGACCACTCCTTGCGGAACTGGTCGAACAGTTGCGAACGGTCCGGATCGTGAACCGACATCGAGCCTTGTGTACGTGCCAGTGATAGCAGCATCAACTGTAGGGCAATCAGCGCGTCTCGCGCACCCTCAAAAGTTTGAGGTTCGTCCTTCTCTGGCTGATCTATCGGGGCATTCTCCGCCTTCGTGACGGCCAAAGCGATTGCGGCGTCACTTAGTGGTTGATATAGCTGGTCATAAAATGCATGAGCAGTATTGATCGTGAGAATGACCTTTCCAAATCGGTGATCCACGTGGTAGAACGGCCAGTACTCATCATGTTTGTAGTGGATGATGTACTTTGAGTTTTTGACACGCTGGAATGCCTCTTCGTCGGTCTCCTCGTCGCGCTTGAGCACTATCGCAAGGGTACGGAGGTTCGAATCCAGTTGCTCACGCTCTTCTTCCGTGAGCGGGGCAGGGCCGTCCGGGAAGGGTTTTGTCTGTAAACCCTCGGCTTCCTCAGCCCGGCTCTCCCCTGGCGTTTGTCCGCCACCTTGCGCTTTAACGGTTTGTTCGCTCTGGTAACGCTTGATCTGTTCCCGAACTGCGCCGATCTCTCCCTGCAACTCCCGCGATATTTCAGTCAAGACGTAGTCCTTTGGACGGACGCCTTGCTTGTTGGCGGCCACGCCAAATGCTTCATCGAGGGCGCCGCTGAAGTCGATCTGAACTCGGAACCAGTTGGTGTCTCCGTGTCGTTTAGCGATCTCAGGCACAGTGCCGATAAACACCTCGCGGTCGTTGCGAACGAACGAGACGGTGTGGTCATCGTATATTCGCAGATCGTTCTTCTTCACTTTTTGAGGCAACGGGGCCCACTCTTCGATTGGCAATGCATACAGACGCACTGTCACCGGCTCGGTTGCAGCAATTTCGTCGCCGTCATGCGGGCCATCTTTGCGCTTGATTCGAACGATCTTCGAGACTACAAGGCGACTATTCTTGGTTGGCACGTCCAGCAGCTTCGCGTGCCTTGCGTTCGGAATCGAGTAGGTTGGATCGAACGGTTCGATAATTCGGTTGTTTACGAACAGTCTCAACCCTTTCGCCAAGAACCTTCGATATATTCGCGACATCTCCTTCACGGCGTGTTCACACAGAGTACGAGCCTTAGCGAATGTGAGCCTATCGCATCCCGGCATGAAGACAATCGTTCCAGACCTGCCAAGTCGCTCCTTGAGATCGTCTGCATCGGATGCAAACAACTCCTGTTCATCGTGGCGTGTCGGAAATGAGAGTGGCTTTGTCAAAATGTCGGACAGTTCAGTCGGCAACTCGTTAATCAGGGTTGGATCGGGCAATTCGATAAGATTGGTTCGCTCCTTTCCGATGGCCTCAACGTCGAGAGTCATGTTGTAGATCGCCGACGGTTCTTGCCAGGAATAAAGATCCATGATAGGGCTCACGCTGAGCGCGGCAGTCTTCATTCCCATTCCATAGCGGCCGATCCCGGAACGATTTCCGTAGACCATCGATCCGCCGAAAGAAGTCGCCATTTTGAGGACGTTAGGTGCCATCCCCAGGCCATTGTCGAAAACGAGGACGTCGGTGTTGTAGTCTCCTTTTCGGCCTGTCTGAGAAAAATACACCCTCACCTCGGTTGCGCCCCACTGGATTGCGTTGTCTACGTGTTCACACAATGCGGAAGTGGTGCTGTTGTACCCCATGTCGCGGAGCGATGTGATGAGAGTCTGACCAAAGAAGAGCGGAACAGTAGCCTTTTCTTTGATGATTCGGGAGAGGACGACTTTCCCACCTTTCGGTGCATCCTCACCCCACGTTGGGTTTTGAATGTCGATATCTTCTTGTGCTTGTTCGATCATCTCGTTTCTCCTTGGTTTGTGACCCCGTCTGTTGAGGTCTGAGTCGAGACTTAAATTGTCTCTCATATATTCAGTAGCCGAGATGGCTCATTTGTTACAGGTCGCTGCGAATAAGTCAGTGTTTACAGGCTGGTTGCCGATGGGTTATTCCGAAGAGTGATTCGAACTGCTGTGCGTGGTTCCTTTCGACAAATCCCTGCGCCAATCAATCGACTCCGTCGCGCAGCTCCTCGACGTCTTCCTCTCAGGAGTCCTCTCGGGCGGTGCCTCGTCTACCCCGAACGTGGTACAGCGGCGAACCAAGCGGGTAAACTCGACGAGCTCCAAGTCGCGAAAGATCCACTTATCACGTTGAACGGTGACGCTCGTCACCCGGTCCGCGTGAGACACCATAGTGACGCGGCTTGGATAGCACGAACGTCGAACGGTCGTTAGAATCGAAGGGTGGATTTCCACAAAACAGAGTTCGGACTTCGATTTTTTGGCTTGCAGAGCAAGGTAATCATCCGTTATTACCATCTTGCGACGCGGTCGAAAGATGAGCGACAGGATCGAACACAATACGACCGCGCAAGAACGCCACAAGGGAGAACTAGCAGTTAGATGGATACCACTTCGGAAGATGCCCAACAGCGTCGCGGAGTCCTCGACCTGCTCCTGGAGATCGGGACACGTCGGAAGCAACTCCTCCTCGGAATCCGCGACGCGATCGACTCACACGAAACTTGCGAGCGGCCCTGCCGAGTTCGGCGACTGGCAGGCGAGCTCGTCGGGAGATCACTCCCGAATCGGGAAACCGAAAGCGAAATTGCATGACAGCCCGCTTCCGCTTTGGGATATTAGCAGCGCAGTAATAACCCAAAGCGGGAGGCGAAAAAGGATGCAGAAGAACCGGAAAATGGCGGCGCTCGGACAGATCGGAGGACGAGTCGGAGGGCGCTCGACGTCGAAAGCGAAAGCTCGCGCGGCTCGTGAGAACGGGAAGCTCGGAGGACGTCCGCGACTCCAGAAAGCGAGCGGACGATGAGCGACTCGAAGCGGACGCGGAAGATCGTCGGCGTGATCCGAGTATCAACGGCAGCCCAGGCGGGAGCGGATCGTCACTCGATACCTGCACAGAAAGCGACGATCGAGGAGATCGCCCGGGCGAACGGCGCGGTCGTTGGGTGGTGGATCGAAGTCGAAGACGTCTCGGGAACCAGCGTAATGAAGTCGCCCGAGTACAAGAGGATGTTCTCGATCATGGAACGGCCGGATTGCTACGGAGTCGCGGCTCGCGAGTTCTCCCGCGTAGTCCGTCCAGTCGATCCGGCGGACTACGTTCTGCTGTCGATCTTCATCCGTACTGAGACGCGGCTCCTCCTCCCCTCCGGCGAGTTCGATCTCACGAAGTCGGAGCACCGGATTATGGCTCTCCTCCTCGGAGAGTTCGCGGCGAAGGAACTCGAAGAGTTCAAGCGGAAAATTTGGCTCTCGAAGGAGCGGGCCCGCGCGGAGGGAAAGTGTCCGACCAACGCGGAAGTCGCTTGTCCTCGCGGAGTGTGGTACACGAAGGAGCGCGGATGGCACTACACGGCGGACTCGATCCGCGTCCGGAAAGCGTTCGAGATGCTTCTCGCGGGAGAACACAACTATGCGAAGCTCTCGAAAGTTGTCGGATGCGCCCAGGGCTCGCTCCGAAAGATTCTCTCGAATCCGATCTACATCGGATGGAGGGTGGTCGATCGGAAGGTCGACTCCAGCCTCGCGGGAAAGATCGACTCAGCGGACGCGAGACAAGGCTATCGGAAGAAGATCGCTCGCGACGCGAACGAGATCATCCGCATAAAGGTGATCGATGATCCGCTCGTCTCGGAAAGCGACTTCGCGAAAGCTCAAGCGATTATTTCCGCGAAGTACGATCGACGGCTCCGCGCGTCCGGCACGATGGCGAAGAAGTTCCTCTACACGGGCTTCCTAACCTGTGGGGAGTGCGGATCGAAGATTTATCCGATGGGACGCGGAGCGGCTCGCTTCGGCAATTACGTCTGCAAAAATCGGACGACGGCGTTCCGGAAACAGGGCGCCAATTGCTGCTCTCACTACATGGGGCA